GGGCCAATACTGTGACCACGTAGGTTTTCCAGTCGTGCTAGAGACGTATTCACAACCCATGAAAGCGCCAAGCAATCCAACAGTCCCTCCTGCGGCATTACCCGTTAAATCAATGTACCCCGTAGATAGGGGGATAACAGGTTGGCCTTGGTAAAGGGCGTTGGTATTGCCATTGGCAATTTCATATTGTGTATAGCCGCTAACACCAGTGGAGTTGGCGTTTTGACCCATCTTAGCGATAGGTTTCAAACCCCACGATCCATTGAGATTAGCCATACCATTTGCTCCTTAAAGCAATTTGAGATTAAAACAGTAGGCCTAAGATTTCTTAGGTCCACCAAACGTAACACGCGATTGTCGTTCAGGCTTCTGAATCGCCATCGAATGATGCTGCGTCTCTTTTAAAAGATCGTTATCAACAGCCTGCATAGCTTCCGAGGACCTTTCCTTGAAATAGTCAGTCCGTTCATCTACGATCTCTACTGGAATACGAGCCAGTAAAAGTCCTCCCACACCAAAAATTCCTTCATATTTGCCGGAATCAATAGTTGGAGCTTCAAAGTCTGGGTATTCCTCTTTCCGGACCAATTCCCAACCCTCTCTTATGCGGGCCGAAATATTTTTCCGGTCATCAAAACCCCTAACTTCTGCTCTTATCCAGCGATGAATATAACCTTCGGGTGGATCAGGAGCGTCCAATAAAGACGGAGGTTTCCAAGGGGTGCGTCTCTGTGTTGCCGCACGGGCCTTGGAAGCGCGAGGAGTGCGATCAATGTTTTCCTGTTGGTCTGTCATATTTTCGTTCTCCATCACGAAGCCTTATGTTTCGCGTACTCGTCAAGTGGCACACCTAGTTTTTTGGCAATAGCTACCTCGCTAGGTGAGAGTCTTACTGTTTTGCGCCCAGAATTACTGGTGCGAACGGCAGAGGCCACGGCCTGTTGTGGGCGGCGACCCTCTGTAATAGTGACCGTTTCCCCTCTGGCAGAGCCATTAAATTTATGAGGAAACGCCTCACGTAACCTTCGATCTATCTCATCATAATAGTCTGGATTATTGGTGTCAAAGCCTTCATTCTCAACTAATGTCTTATGAATTCCAAAAGCGGCGAAAGTCATAGCGTCATCTTCGCCAAACCATTCATTCTTACTTGCCCATTCCTCTGCTTTTGGGTCCGCCCTTACAGGAACATTGGCTTGTTGCGCTTGTTGAGGCTGCGCTTGTGCCCGCGCTTGCGCTTGCTTCACGAAAGCCTGTTGCTCAAGTTTCGCGGCCCTAACCCGCTCCTCTTCAATGGCTAGTTGAGCCATTTTTTTATTTAAGCCAACCTGTTCAGAGGTATTGTTGGTGGCTATAGCCACCTCCAAATCTTTTTCAAGTGCCGCAGTTTGCGAAGCTATGCGGTCACCGTATTCATTTACATACCCCGCATCCAAGTTCTGTACGCGGCTTTTCAGGGAGGCGTTTTCTTTCTGCACACCCTGTGCAAATTCCAGGGCTGCTTGCTGCTGCCTTTCCGACTCGCGCAGCTTACGAGTCATCTTATCGATGCGTTTTTGGACTTTTTGGCTGTATTCCTCGTGCTCGCCTTCTTCCGATCCTCCGGCTTCTTGAGCCACAGAAGGAGCTACTTCAACATCTACAGATTTTCCCTCTGAGGGAAGATCAATTAGTTCTTCGTTTGCGTCTGGCATGGGACTTTCTCCATGTTACATGTGCAGGATATCTTCCGGATCCTGTATAACGGCAATGATTTCATCATCATTTAGAATACGAACTTCTCCCCCGTCAATCTTGAACCTTGCTCCCGCATAACGTCCAAAAATTACCCAATCCTTCTCCGCGCACCACGGCCCTTCGGGGAACTTCTCCTTATCTTTATAAGCAAGAGAACCCACCTTTAATACATAGCCGCATACAGTCGCTACCGCTTCGCGATCTATCACCTGATCTGGAAGCAAAACGCCGCCTTCTGTTTTGCCCTTTCCCCTGTACGGAAGAATAAGTATTCTCCATCCCGAGGGTATCGGTAAACGCTCCATGGAGCTTTGATCAAGTTTAGTTGGATCCAAAACCTTTTCTTGAGGCTTTGTGTAAGCTTTGTCCAAGGAGACTACTTTTGCGGTTTTGTCTTGTTTGGTCATTTACAAAGATCCATATCTTATTTCTCCTGATTGTCAAGGATTTGTCTTAATTCCGCACCAATATAATCTAAAGATTCCAAAGAACCAACTAATCGAGCGTATTCTTCCATATTACTAGGTGATCCAGATTCTAGCATTTGCGTAATTCGGTCACGGCGCTCTTTTATAACCTTTAAAAGATGCTGCGCTAAATAAACTTCTTCCATTATTTAGTAAGGCCTCTTTGCTTTTCCCAGGTTCGTAAGCCGCCTAATCCCAGCATCCCAAGAAGAACGGGCATCATGGTGCTCATATCAAGACCGGGAAGATCAATTAAATGACCTGTTTGTGCCAAGACAAACTGCGCTATAGGCTGTAAGATGTATGTCCAACATAATGCGAGGCCGCAGGTCCAGCCAATAAAGGGTCGCCATCCAGCAATAAAAACATTTCTACTTTTGGCTTCTTCTTTGTTGACCTCTAACTGAGCTAAATCTATCCTAGCCAGATGGTTCGTAAACTGAGACTCAATCTCACGTTTAGCCTGTTCAGCCTTTTCTTTATCCGGAAAAAAACGGTCTAAAACATCCCCCACTAAGGGAAGTAAACCTGGAATTAAAGAAGCAAGCATCCGCTAACCACTCCCCTTGCTAAACATGTCCCTCAACTTATTGCAGTAGCCCCACAAAGCTGAAATTTGCTTTTCATGCATGTCTGTCTGGGCACGTAGTTTCGTTGTCTCCACGTAAGTGTCTCGTTTGATAATATCGTCAACATCCTTACGCAGTTCCTTGACCGAAGCCCCCAATTTAACGGCGACAACAACGATCCCAATGATTGCAATGATTTGATGCCAATAGTCCCGAATCAGAGATTCCATGGTAGGTCACCACAAGCCCCCCTAATAAACTCCCTTTTCCTTCAGGATAAAGGCAAGAACCGCAACAACTATACTACCTATAATCACATAGGGTTGATCAATCAAAATACCTACGCCACTTACCGCAATGGCTATTGCAGCATAAGTGGAGGGCTCTTTAACACGTCCCATAAACCATTTAGGCATGTTCATCTCCTGGTTAATAAGTAAAAGTTCCGCCCCGAAGCATGGCACCCATGCCACCCTTTGAAATAGTTCCCTTTTTAGACGTGCCATCGGCAACCTGTGGCGTAGAAACGACTTTAGGACCATGGTAAGGAACCTTTCCTTGATCCTTAATAACCATTCCCTTAGTAATCGGACCCACAGGAGAGCCTTTGTTACTCGAACCCATAATAATCTCCTACTTCGATCTTAGTTTCATAATCTCACGTTCTCTAGCAGCATCTATGCGGGCATCCACAATTCCTTCGTTGGATTGAATGCGTTTATTGCCCAAAGTTACTGTGTTAGCGTTTTTCTGCTTGTCTAGTTCAAGCCTTTGCAAATCAATGCTTGTATCTTGCTGATCTTTACGAGCCTTGATTTCCAGGTCCTGTGCTTTCAGCGCAATTAAGGGGTCTTCTTGCCCCTGTCCCGTTAATTGAGCACTGACTTGCTTCACTTCCTGCATTCCTTGAGAAATTAAGTCTGCGACCATGGCCTCAATTTGCATAAACTGCTCTGGAGGCATCTGCTGCCCCTGCGTTTGCTGCATCTGTGGACCCATCTGAGCCATGACCTGCTCTCTCGATTTCAATGCAATGTGATCCATCACATGCTTTTGCAGCGCCATAACCGTTTGAGGCAACTGGCCTACCATACTTGAAGAACCAAATACAAGATGCGCCATTATATGTGCGTCGTGGTTTTGCCCTTCAAAGGCCTCCAAGGGAATACTCTCCAAAGAATCGGCGTTTTCTGCTGCGGGATCTTTTGGTGTGGGGTCCCCCTGCTCCATAGGCTTCAAAATAGTGTCAACGTCACGTACACCAAGGGCCTTATACATGCGCCTGTATGCTTCATACATGTTGTGAAGATCAGGAGCCGATTGCGCTAGTTGTAGTTCCGTTTGTGCCAAGGTAACGCGTTGCGCGATTGAGAAGATATTGGGGTCAGCTACTGGAATAACGTCAACCCTGTCATCGAAATCTTCTGCTTTTATGGTTCTTTCCGCGCCTACGACATTGTAGGGATATTCCTGCGGTAAAAATTCCCCGAAAACGTGAGCAAGTAAAAAGAATTCCTCTTTAAGGCCATAGTACAACCGCTTATGAATAGCGGACATTACTTTTGCACCTTGTTCCAACATGGCAATCGTAGTTCCTACCGCAGCCTGCTGATTGCCATCGCCAACCTGTAAGTTGGAAACCGCTGCAAATCGTTGACCGGCCTCCACGCAGAAACCCATCAACTGAAATAATGTGGCGTCGGCTCCCTTATAAGGAAGCAACATCAACGAATCGCGTATCGCGCCCCCCGGTGCATCAACGTCACGAAATTCTCCCGGCGACAGCGGCTCATCGTCATTACGGATGCGGAGTCCGCGAGCCTTGAACCCAGCGGGGAGATTGGACAGGGTCCCGGCG